GGATTCAGTTATCAGTAAACCAATACGGCGCGGCTTTAATCGCTCAAAACGATTGGAAAATTCAAGTAGAACAAAGCGCAAGTCCAACAACCTATGAAGCATATAACGGCACGACTTCAACCGTCAACCTAGGTCGCACGATTTACGGCGGTTCGGTGGACGTGGTGAACGGGACGGGGATTGATTACGGTTTATGGGTGAACATGTCAGATATTGCATGGACGGAGGACACGAACCGCGCAGGCGTTTTTTATGGTTCGGTTTCGGGAAGAAAATCGGCAACCGCTGATGAACCATCTGATGTACTGGGTTGTACTTGCTATGATGTAAACAATGTGAACGTGACCACGGGCATTGATAACTATATTTCGGGTGCGCGTTCTTATGGTGGAAACCTCATTTTCTTCCGTGATTCATCTTTTCACGGCTATACAAGGGCGCAAGTACAGGAAGCCTTACAGGGTGAAAAAGTATGCGTGGTTAGTGCGAACCCTACTGATTTCACATTCACGCCTATTTCACCGACACCACAAACAAAACTAGGAGTAAATAACTTCTGGAGTGATGGGGATAGTCAAGTGACGTATCGATCCAGCGGGACGGAGACCATTGTCGCGCCGGATCTGACAACGAAATCGATCACGGCAAACGGGACATACAACGCAAGCTCCGATAACGCTGACGGTTATTCGCAAGTAACGGTAAACGTTCCTACAACGCCCATAATCAGCGAAACCGACTGGAATAATCTTACCGACGCACAGAAACGCACATACGGATTAGTGATCATACAACAGGCCAATTCGGGATATAAGCGCGGGATCTATGTCAACGGCGCGGATTATCCTGTATTAGAAGAATATTCCGACATCCTGACGACCGGCCTTTCGCTGGACGTTGTCCCAAATGTAAACTACACGATCGAATGTTGTTTCTATGCTTCACAGTATATCAACGACGGCCACGTTTGCGGCACGACGTCCGGAAACCACAGAAACTTTCACGTCACTACATATAACAATATGTGGTATTTCGAGGGCGACGTCGGAAAAGCAAATAATTCCGCTTATTCGGTCGACGGCGGCATGGACATCACTTTCCGCTGCGAAGGGACGACCGCATACATGAACGGGTACAATCTCGGAACGATCGGACGCGTGGACGGCGGCACGTCTTACGCCCTGGCGCAAAGAGGATCCGCAATCACCGGCAACAATTACAAATACAAGTATTTTAAGATCTGGGACGAAAACGACAATTTGATCCACGATTTCCGGTTCATGGCAAATAAGACAATGATCGATCTCGTAACGCTGAACACAAAGACATATACATGAGAAAGGCGGGTGTTTATATGTTCAAAAACGATAAAACATACGACATTCTGAAATTTGTTGCACTTCTGATCGCGCCGGTGATCGTGCTGGTGTCGGCGGTCGTGGACATCTGGGGCATACCTTACGGCGCACAGATCACGGCGACATTAGCCGCGATCGACGTCTTTGTCGGTTCCGTTGTAGTCATTGCAAAAGAGATCTACGAGAAAAAGAAAAAGGGCGGTGATCAAGATGGTTGAGGTCGTGGTCGCGGTCCTGTCCGGCGTTCTGACGCTGGTCGGGACGGTTTTGACGGTGTTTGCCGGCATGAGTAAACAGAATAAACAAATGGAGATCGCCCAGGCGGTCACAAATGAGAAAATCGAAAATCTCCGGGAAGAGGTCAAAAAGCACAACGATTTCGGGCAAAAGATCCCGATCCTGGAGCTGCGCGTTTCTCAATTAGAACAGGCGGTAAAACATGAGTGAATATATTGTAGATGTCAGTAAGCACAACGGGACGATCGACTGGAAAAAGGCAAAGAACGCGGGCGTGTTCGCGGCGATCATCCGCTGCGGGTATGGAACGGATAAGGAAAAGAACGACGATCCGATGTATTTATACAACGTGAACGAAGCCGTAAACGCCGGAATAAAGATCGGTGTTTATCTCTATTCGTACGCGAAAGACAACGCAGCTGCGCACAGCGAAGCAGAACACGCTTTACGCCTGATCATTCCATTCCGGGACGTTATCCAGCTTCCCGTATATTACGACGTAGAAGAGGCGGGAACGGAGAAAGGCGTTTCTGATCGTTGCCGGATCTTTTGCGATCGGATCGGAGCGGCGGGATTTACTCCGGGCATATATGCCAATATAGACTGGTGGCGCGACTACTTAAAAGGCGTGGACGAGTACACAAAATGGATCGCGAAATGGTCGGAGCCGAAACCGGTCGATCCGAAAATGGAATTGTGGCAGTTTGACGCATACGGTATCGTACCGGGAATAGGATCCGGCGTGGATCTTAATCACGCATACGGGAAAGTTAAGGAAATAATCGACGGAGCCGGCCCGGAGCCGGAGCCGACACCAGCACCGGAGGAAATCGAATTGAAAGTAACGACATTAAGAAGAGGCGACAAGGGTCCGGAGGTCTATGCGACACAGGCGATCCTTAAAGCAAAAGGATATTATACTAAAGCAATGGACAGCAAGGCGGGTCCCGGATGGGAAACCGCTGTCAAGGCATACCAGGCAGACAACCCGAAAACATGCGGAAAGTCCGACGGCATTGTCGGCCCGAAAACATGGGACAGTCTGATCAACACATAAAAAGCGGACCCGGCGGATCAAACGGGTCCGCATATCACCAGAAGAGGCGGCGAACCGGAGGCACCCGGAACGCCGCTTTTTTTATTGCCATAATTCATATATAATAAAAATGTCGAAATGACACCTTTCGTAAAAAAAGCCTCCGGACGATCAAAGGTTAGCACGTCCGGAGGTTTTTATTTCTATTTTAATTAGTGAAATGATTTAACTATTTAATTAAACACGATTTAACTTGCTGGTAACTTGCTGGCGATTTGCTGGCGATTTTATGGTATTGACAGCATGATATAATAAATCCAGCGGTAAAGATGATTGACCATCTGTATTTGCGACGGCTGGCCGTATCATTACAGCGGAATGACGCAAACATTCATCGACGCGGCGCCATAATGTCGAAAACGCTGTAACCGCTACCAGGCGGCGCACGCGGAACCGCACGCAAAAAACCCGGTGGCACACAGGAACCACGATTCCGGCGCGGTCTCGAACACCGTTAGTTAGAATCAAAAACCGAAAGTCGGATCGTATCACGGGCGCGTCATACGATCCGGCCTTTTTATATACGTAAGTAATAACAATATATACGTAAGTATATGGAAAACTAACAAAATATTTGTATTGTCCCTTTATTGTCCCTTAAAAATGTTTCACGTGAAACAAAACGCCCCGGAAAGGGCGTTTCACATGGTGGAGGCGAGGAGAATCGAATTACTCCGACGGGTGGCAAGGGTGCCGTTATATCGGCGTTTTTTCGTTGTCCCGTCGGCATTTGAAGCCGAAAACCGCTGAAAACAGGAAAGGGACATTTTCGGGAAAATCGGGTCACGTTGTACCTTTTTCTTGTCCCTTTTTGATGATATTATGTAGATGGAATTGTAACCCATAGATTCCACCCCTAATACAGAAAAGAGGCGTCCGATTCTCCTTTATGTCGTATTTTCTTATTGCCGGGACGTCTCTTTTTTGTTGCCTGATCGCGTGGAGCATTGTCTATACAATGTCCGGCAAATGTAGAATAAAAAAGAAAACCTCCGGAGGATCCCGGAGATTTTCAGAAACAAACAAAATGAAATGCACTACTTATAAAGAAAAGTATGAACACATTTTCAAATTCATTCTAACATAAAAAATCCAATTTCTAGCATTTTTCGTTCTTTTTTTATATTTTTCTACAATTATTCAACGATTTTTCGCATGGTTATATCAATAATATGTGCGGATTGTTGCATTTCGCCGTCAACCTGGTGGCCATATATGCCGATCGTGTCCATGCTGGCAGAATGTCCGACAATGGCGCGCAGCATAGGATCCGGCAATTCGTTTTTCATCAAAGAGATAAAAGTATGCCGGAGGGAATAGGGCGAACCGGGGAGATCCCTTTCTTTTGCAATACGGATCCAGTTATTCCGGAGGGTGGATTGTGTCAAAAAGCCGCCGGCCTTATTCGGAAAGATCCAGTCCGTTTTATATGGTTTATTTCTCCGGATATTTTCCTCAATTATCCGGCGCGCGATCTCGTTTAGGTAAATCTGGCGGCGTGCATTTTCGTTCTTTCCCTCCGTGATCTCATTTCGGTGATTTATGGACCGGGAAATGGTCAAAACGCCGTTTTGAATGTCGCTGGTCTTAATTCCGAGGATTTCACCCGTACGAAGTCCGGTCACGCAGCCGAAACGAAATATATTTATATACCAATCGCCGGCCGCCGGGCCGTCAAAGAGGCGGCGGATCGCGTCGGGTTGCAAAATGACCTTTCCTTTCTTCGGGGCGTTCTTCGGGACGTATAATTCGCCCCGGAGCTGGTCCATCCATCCGGCAGCAACACAGAAATGCACAAATTGCATGATCGCGCCACGGATGTTTAATAATGTCTTTTTTGAAAGCTGATCCACCCGATCGGAGACCGGTCGGGCGTTGTTGATAATGTCCTGGAGCTGGAGGATCGTCAGATTCGACACCAAAAGACGGCCGATCCGGGGCAGAATATAAAGGCGGCCGTATTTATCCAGGTTGATCCAGGCGTCCGTCTTTCCGTTTTTCTTTATGACGTTATCCAGGAACGTCGACCAGGCATTTTCGACCATGATCGGCGCAGCTGCGGATCCGTCCATATAGGCGCGATATTTCCGCAAAACCTCTTTTTTGCCGGTGATCCCTTTTTTAACGGATGTGAATTTCTTTATCTTGCCGCCGACGGAGACCCGGAGCGTCCAGCGGTTTTCCTTTTCGTTCCATATAGCGGAGGCCATTTATTTTCCCTCCAACAATTTCAGATAAATGTCGACAAATTTCCGGAGGTCGGAATCCGATCCGTCACTTTTTGCCTTTTCCGCAAGTGACCACATCATTTTGTCGCGTTCGGTCAACCCTAAAAGATCAAAAGCGTCGACATCCAGCGCGACGCAGAAGTCCGGCAATTTTGAAAGCAAAATCGAGCTTTTTCCTTTTTCAATTTTCGCAATGCTGGCGTGAGACGTATATCCGAGACGGTCGGCTAATTCTTGTTGTGTTAGTCCCTTTCTTTCCCGGTAATACTTTACCCTTGCGCCAAAGAGCGCATTATAAGCAGTTTCATCCATTTGTTTGTTTCACCTTCTAAATCCTTGTATTGCAATTGTAACATGCGTGAAATATAAATACACCAAAAAAAGAATGATATTAACACAAATTTTATTGAAAAATTGTGTTTTGTAACGTAAAATCAAAATTGTGAAAACATTGCACAAATCAAGGGGTGATAATTTGAAAAACACGAAAGAGAATGACAAAGAAGTCGCGAACCGCATGAAAGGCATGTTGACGCAGAAAAATATCAGATTCAACGCCCTTGCGGAAGTTATGGACGTTTCTCCGTGTACGGTTTATCAGAAATTATCCGGAGGATCCGCGCTGACCGTCACCGAATTATCCAGGATCGCGGCAGCTTGCCGTCTTACACGGGAGGATGTCAATTATATCATTTTCGGCCGATAACTTTTTTTTTACCCTAAAAGTGAATATATTTCACACTTTTGCACATAATTCACAAATAGAAGTGGAAAACTGACGAAAGGACGAAACGAACATGATCAACACGAAAAAGCAAACTCCATATCTGGCGATCGTAAAACGATCTTATAAGAGCAACGCGCAGCTGGGCG